GCAAAGACAGGTACTTTTGTTCAATCAGATGGTAGTGGTGCTGCTGGAACAATTATTACTGTCACTTTTGCAAATCATGGTGTGGCAATTGGCGATGTATTAACAGTTGACTTTAGTTCTGGCCCTACAGATGGAAGTTATGTTGTTGCTTCCTCTTCAGATCAAAATACTTTTACATTAACTTCAACTTCTGCTGATAGTGCATTGGTTACAAGCCCAACAAATGTAGATTTTACACTTTCAGGGGCTGGTCAGTATGTTTGCGATGCTTGGACAAAAACTATACCCTATAACAACAGAGCAATAATAAATTGTTCTTTTCGTGAAGTATTTGAACCATAATGACCATACCTACAAGCGCACTTCAAGAATTAACAAACAAATCTATTATTGAGTTATATTCTGTTGAATTAAAAGCAGATGTTCATTATACAAAAACAGCAAAAACAGCTACTTATAGTCAATCTGATGGTAGTGGTGGTGCTGGAACAATTATTACTATTTCATTAATTGCGCATGGATTTTCTGCTGGCCTTATCTTGAGTTTTGATTTTACTTCAGGTACTGGAATTGATGGAATTTATACAATCCAAACAGTTGCGACTGATTCTTTTACTGTTACTGGTACCACTTCACAATTAACAAGTGGAGATGTTTCTTTTAATGTAAATGCAACGATAGCAAATCCTACTGTTTATTTATTTCATAGTGGTAATAATATGAAAGACAGTTTAGACATTGTATGGCAAGCAAATACTTATTCTCGTATGCCATCAAAAGCAACTGGGTTTGAATATTCTGGTAAGGGGTCACTTCCACGTCCTACTTTTACTTTGTCTAATTTATTAGGAACAATCACTTCAATTATCCAGTTAACAAATCAAACCACTCCTTTTTGTGATTTATCTGGGGCAAAAGTTACTCGAAGGCGAACATTGTCTAGATTTTTAGATGAGGAAAATTTTCCGTCAAATGTTAATCCTTTTAAAGAAGGCTCAGTTGATCCCTCTGCTGAATTACCAAAAGAAGTATATTTTATTGAAAGAAAAATTTTAGAGAATAGAGATGTTGTTCAATTTGAATTAGTTAGCACTTTTGATTTGGTTGGTATTGGCGCACCCAAAAAATTAGCAACAAGAGAAGATTTTATTGGTATTGGTACTTTTGTAAACGGTTAATCATGACTTGGCAAAATCACGCTGTAAAATATGCAAAAAAACAAGCACCAGAAGAGGCTTGTGGTTTATTGGCAATAATAAATGGGGAAAAAACGTTTTGGCCTTGTAAAAATTTAGCACAGGGAAAACATGAATTTTTCATTCTTGACCCTGATGATTGGGCTGAATGTGAAGATACAGGAGAAGTAATTGGTGTTTTTCATAGTCATCCGAAAGGTGCTGCAACACCTTCAGATAACGATAAGGCAGCTTGTGAGCATCTTGGTTTTCCATACCTTATTTACAGTATTGAACACGACCACTGGGAGTTTTTAGAGCCTACGGGATGGAAAGCACCTTCATTAATTGGTCGTAGATTTATCTGGGGTAAATATGACTGTTGGTCAATCGTTACTGATTGGTTTAAAGAAACAAAAAATATTAAAATAAAACATTGGAATAGACCACAAAAAATAAAAGACTTTTTAAATAATCCACAATTTGAATATGCTTTACCAAAATTAAATTTTGTAAAACAACCTACTAATAAAAATATAAAAGAGGGTGACGTTTTGCTTTTTCAATCAGTCACAGGTAATTTAGATCATGTTGCGGTTTATATAGGAGATAATATGATATTAAATCACAATATAAAAGCATTAAGTTGCAGAGAATTTTTTGATTTAAAATATCAACAAGCACTTAAAGGAGTATATAGATATGCAGCTTAAAAAAATTAAAGTTTATGGGAAATTAAGAAAATTTCTAGGTAAATCTTATTTTAAAGCTGCTGTAAAATCTCCTGAACAGGCGATAAGTTTTTTATTTGCAAATTATAACGGGCTGGAAAAACACATGAATGATCAAATATATAAAATAAAAATGGGAGGGAATGTTATAACAGAAGAATTTTTATCAATATCTGGCCAAGGTGATATACAAATAATACCTATCGCGACAGGATCATTACCAACGGTTGTCGGTCTAATTGGTACTCTTGCAAGTGTTGGAACAAGCATTTTAGGCACAACTTTAGTTTCGGCTTTAAAAATTATTGGAACTAGTCTCATTGTTGATGGAATAAGTAATTTATTAAGAGATCAAACACCAATGGACACAACTATTAATGATACAGATCCACGAATAAGAGGATCTTATTCTTTTAGTGGAATACAAAATATCAGTTCAAGTGGAGTCCCTATACCAATTATTTATGGCCATGTTTTCAGCGGATCTATTTTAATCAGTGCTGGTGTTGATACTGTCCAACTTGTCAACATATTGGCGAATGAAGGTACATATACGCAAACAGACAATCTCGTTACAATTAATATAAACAATCACACATTTATAAATGGTGAAAATGTAAGACTTGATTTCACGAGTGGCCCTTTGTCTGGTTCAAATATAGATACGGCAATATTTGGTGTTCAAAATGTTGATACAAATAGTTTTCAAGTTAGTACAGGAGTTTGGAATAGTCAAACATATGATAATGCTGGAAACACTGTTACAGTTACAGAAAGGCTACCATAATTAATTATGCCAAGATTAGTTGACGATCAATTATTTGGAAGGCAACCAGATAAAAGAGCAGTTGATCCAGATTTAATCACAGGAGGTCTAAGAAGTAAACAATTTGCCACAGTGGTAGACTTGCTTGGATACGGAGAAATCGAGGGATTTAGAAAACCAACAAATACAAATCCAGATACAACAGATTCTTTAGATTTAAGAAGAGATATTTTTTTAGATGGTACACCTTTAGTTAATGCAAATGGCGACTTAAATTTTGATGATGTAGATGTTTTTTTTAGAAATGGTACTACAGATCAAACACCTTTAGGATCAATAGATTCTTTTGGCCCTGACCGTATAGAAAATACAACATCTGTAGGGGTTGCAGTTACAAAAAGCACATCGGTTTCAAGAACAATAACAGGTATTCAAGATGCAAATGGAAATGAACTAATAAAAATTATTAGAGTTACTTTACAACTCCCATCATTGCAAGAATTTAAAACAGATGGTGATATTGTTGGAACAGAAGTCTCAATCTCAATAAGATTAACAGAAAATGACGGAACAATTCATGACCCTGTTGTAGAAGATGTCATAAGTGGTAAAGCAACAAGCCCTTATCTCAAAGATTATGAAATAGATTTAGAAGATCCAAATATACAATTTCCTCTCACTGTTACTGTCATCAGAAATACAGATGATAGCACAGTCACAACATTACAAAATTCTACAAATTTTCAACTTTTAACAACAATAATCCCAGAGTCTAAAGCCTATCCAGGTTTTGCATATGTAGCTTTACGCTTTAATGCACAATCTTTTCAAAATTTCCCTAGACGTATGTATAGGGTAAAAGGAACTAAGATAAAAATCCCTCATAATGGAACTGTTGATCTAGATAATGGTGCTATCTCTTACAGCGGTGATTTTGATGGAACTTTTAAAACAGAAAAAGAATGGAGTTCTGACCCCGCATGGATTTTATATGATTTATTAACAACAGATAAAGGTTTCGGTGGCCCTGATGGTGTTGTATCTGAAGATTCATTAGATGTCTTTTCATTTTTTACTGCCAGTAAATATGCAAGCACAATAATTGAAGACCCGATAACTGGAACCTCAGAGCCAAGATTTAGTTGTAATGTAATTTTAAATCAAAAAAATGATGCTTATACCCTTATTAATGATCTTTGTTCCGTAATGAACGCCATGCCTTTTTATAGTGTTGGGACATTACAGATAGGACAGGATAGACCCACAAATACAACAACAAACACCTCAGATGCTCAATATTTATTTACAAATGCAAACGTTACAGAGGATGGTTTCAATTATTCGGGGTCAGGTCAGAGGACAAAATTCACAGAAGTAGAAGTATCTTATTTTGATAATGATACGCAAAAGATAGATTATGAAGTTGTGAAAGCCAGTGATGTGACGGCTTTGGCTTCTTTCCCTTCAAAATATGGCAAAACCAGAAAAACTATAAAAGCCTTTGCTTGCACTTCAAGAGGTCAGGCGAATAGATTGGGCCGCTGGTTTTTATATACTAATTTAAGAGAAACTGAAATTTGCACATTTACAACAACTTTAGAAGCTGGCGTAATTGTAAGACCATCAATGATTATAGGTATTGCTGATTCCTTGAGAGCAGGGGTTCGTAGAGGTGGACGTATTAAATCTGTTTCAAGCACTACAATTACAGATCCAGATACAGGAATATCAACTGACACCACTGCTATTGTTGTAGATGATGCAAATAATACAGATTTAACAACAACAAATTCTGCAACCCTTTCAGTAATTCTTTCTGATGGAACTGTAGAAAGTAGAATTATTCATTCTATTTCTGATAAAACGATTACTGTTTCTTCTGCATTTTCTTCAACTCCAAAGGTAAATAGTATCTGGGCTATAGAAAATACATCCATTGAATTTCAGACATATAGAGTAATTTCAATTCAAGAAAAAAATGAGACTGAATATACAATCACCGCGATAATTCATGATTTTAATAAATATGCACAAGTTGAAGACACGACAATAGCAGCACAACCTCGTAATATTACAACTTTACTTGATGTAAAACCAGCACCTTCAAACTTAACAGCAATAGAAAATATTGTTGAATTAAACAATCGTGCTGTCGCAAAGATCTTTGTATCTTGGCAACCTGTGCAAGGTGTTAAAGAATATAGAGTTGAGTCACAATATGAGAATGATAGTGTTGAAGTTTTTAGGGTTTCTAGACCAGATTTTGAATTATTTGAATCAAGATCAGGTACTTATAAATTTAAAGTACAGTCATACAATGCTTTAGGTGTTTTAAGTACTGAAG